AAAAAGAAAACACACTCAATAACCAAAGTAAGCGAATGTATTCTATTTATAACATGTGAGAGCAATTAAACCCAGAGTCCTACCTCCTAGGCGGTCCTACTCCCTGAACCGGAATGTTTCCACAGACTTTCAAACATCCAAAGAAGATTTAATCTAATATTCAAACCAACATTCAAATTCACTTAAAGTACAAATAAGAAAAGAAAAGAAGAACATTAAAATTTAAAGCCTCTAAATAAGAAAAGAAAAGAAAACAAACAAACCACAAATACTAGAAAACAAGGAAAGCTAGGAAAATGTTCAAAAGAAAACCACTCTAAAATGCAAATTTATTGTTGAAACCACGCTTCTTTTGCTGTTGCAATCTACGCTCATGATCACTGCTAGTTTCCGCCCTTTCCCGTACATTGTCTGGATCTGGTGGATCTGTGTCCCTTACCAAATTGTCCTCATAATTGAAGATCATCTGCGACAGGGGTGTCCTATCTGAAGTTATACTTTGTGGTTCTAGAAAAGGAGGCATCAGTGTATTGCCAGCACAGCAAAAATCATCATTCAACATCCCATTTACAGTGAACACAGTGGTTTGATCAGGGTTGTAAACTGCAAACGTTAGATACCAACTTGTTTGATTGCTCAGATGAGCCTCCCAATTTTCAAAGCCAGCATTAGGTCCTTCAATTTTAACATCGAACTCCAGCTCCCATGATGAGGGATCTTTCATGACCCAGTTACGGCTCGACAATGTTGTATCTTTAGCACTCTGGACTAATGAAATTTCACAGTAAGAAGCCCAATCTCCCCTTTTAACCAAAGGATTTCCCTCCATAAGAACTTGAAAATGGACTGTTCCACTCTTCCACGTGGCTGTACGCAGCAAGTTGTTCATGGGACTGTTACTAGTTTCCAACGACCATGTTCCACGTCCTGCGGTAGAAATTCCAACGCCCACGAGATCAATGGCAAACTGAACGACCTCGGTGGACTTGGCCTCGGGAGGACCTCTAATTGTGTACAACTCATTCCACACACCCGACGCGCTCTTACGCAGTCCTTGGGGTGACGCAGGCAAAGGCCGAGCCCCTTTCCATCCTGGATGTCTGCCTATGGCTTCTACATCAACCATTTCTTTTAAAACAACTCCTATGTTAAAATCACCAGGAATGGTTGATCCTGCACAATCGTGAACCACTGCATATAAATATGGACAGCCATCCTGATCCAGAGGCACATTGGTATGAACCTGCGAGGACCAGGCCATGACAAACTCATCTTTATCAAACTCGATTGTCACTCTGTCCTGAATTTCTGCAAATTGAACAAGCTTGTGAGGATATGCTTCAAGATTAGGCGAAGTGGCATCAACATCAGTAAAAGCTATAAAGAAAGCTATGGTTGCCTTTACATAGGGAGAGCTTAGCTTGATTATCTCAAACTTGACTCCTCCTCTGATATATCTCCACAGAGAACACAAAGCATTTGGCATATTCATGTACACCAGTCCATTTCCTCCTGCACCACCTCCTATAGCTAAGGGCATACGTTGCATGGTTGTTTCCGTTCCCTGTGGGAAAATTAAACGTCCCATCCACCTATTCAGCTTTATCACAGAATTGCCACCTGAAGCATAATATATGGAAGTTACACTCTCTTCAGAACTCAGATACCAGTCTATGGTCATGGACAAGTCCGTCAAGGGAGTTGTCGTCCAACCCGAGATGCACACTACGTTGAAGTAGCTATTGGTCTGTCTGAGGTACTGGTAGCTCCATCCGCTTTGACATGGATTCACATCTATTTCAAGCACCGCTTGCCGCTGACAGGCTGGATTCCAAATCACACTAGCTTCTGCTGACGCTGTATAGGCATCAACGACTGCTTTTCCTCGTACTCCACTGTTGTAGCACATCATTAGAGCACATCCAGTGTTTTCTGGCACTCCTAACGTAGCTAAAGCCACCAATTTCCTATGTTGAACGTGAGTTCTTTGAAAGGAAATAGCAGCTCTTTGATCCTTGTTTAGGAGAACGTCACTCAAGCGCGCTGTGTACAAAATTTTTCCCCCTGCCATTACCTTTGTGAGCAAAATCTTGGTTCTTGCTATCTTGGTATCAAGCGGAGTTCCCTCCGTTTCATTGGCAGAGGAAAATCTATTGAGCAGAGAGCGCGTCATAGAAGTCTGTCCAAAAGCTCTTCTCGTTTTCCCATATACAGGATCCACAAACGTTGAATCTCGAAACTTGTCCGCACCGTCCTTTGCCTCAAGTCTTTTCCTTTCAAATGCCGATGGCTCTTTGTCCAGCTCCAGCTGTTTAAAGCTCTGTCTTGGTCCAACCAAATATTTCATTGAAGTAGAGCGCTGCAAGGATGCTCCAGATGAAGACCCTTGCAAACGCAAGTTGCTTCCAAGATCAAATGCCATTGTCTGTTGCGCTAGAAATTCTTCAGATATCTCGTTGGAATTGTGCATCACATAGGACATTTGTCCTAAGTACTCAACAACGGTGCCACGCTCCTCATTGAGACATTGTTCCAGAAACGGTTGTGGCACATATCGTGCAGTCAAACTCTGAGTACATCCCACTACATTGACTTTGACTGCAGCCAGGTTAAAACCATCTGCAATATCACTATTAGAAGTAGTGCACACCAACTTGAATCTCTCATTCATTTTGGGTCCGATTTCAACTAGCGTATTTGGGTACATGAGTACACGTATCATCTTCCCACCTGCCAATCCTGTCACAAACACACTCCGCACAGCATTTTCGACTGTTTTGTGGGCTGTATCTACCAAAACCATTCCCCCAACTATATCACTAGAAGGGGACGCAAAACTATCGAAAATAACTTCAATAGCTCCAACGTGCATGGCTGTGGCATACTTTGATTCACGCACAGAGTGGTGAAGAGTGTAATCGCTAGCCCTACTGCTTAGAGCTCTATCGTCGTCCACAAGCTTGACATTCAACACAACATTCTCGCCAGGAGTCAAAGTCCCAACGTCCATGTGTTTCGTTTCTATTATTTCACTCCCTTCAATGCGAGTGATGTCGACTTCCTTGCTCCTTCTTCGGCGCATCAACATGTCAAACATTTTCTGGCGAAAAACGTACATATCCTTTCCTGACGGAATGCAATCCTTGATGCCCTCATACTTATGTTTCTTGTTAATTGACACCTTGTCTTGCACCATCAGGGCTTTCGCTGCCACTCCACGTTCCATAACTTGTTCCATATCTATAAAACTATCTGCTGAATATGTAATAATGGGGTCTAAGAAAACGAATGGTTGCGGTGAAAATTCTGCTAGAGCAGCCTTTCGAGCTTTGGCAAACTCGATGGGCTTTCTTAAACTTCTCCACAAACCTTGAAAGCGGTATGACAACCAACTGTCTGCAGCAAATCGGAATCCAAACAAGCGTTCTATAAAAACTACAAAATGGAAAAAGAAAATAAAGAAAACAAACTTTAAAGGAGATTGTACTAACAATTCGTTGTATTTTTGTTGAGGAGAGACTCGGAAGTCCCCTGAATCCTCGTCGCAACCGTGCCTAGCTAATATGTAATTCACAAAATGATTTTGAGGAGAAAAGTAAGTCATTCACGTCCAATGATTTAATTGATTTTAGACGGGCGTGACTTCTAACCCCAGCGTACGCGTTCACAATATCTGATATTCTCTAAGAGGCACAGCAATGTGAAATCGCACTATCGTTTCCTGTGGTGGTCTGACAAGTTTATAAGCTCGTTACCCACCTTCGTCTGGTTAGGAATGCAAACAACAAGGTAACCGTATCGCTCAAAGATGCAAAAGCACCAATGAGACTATACAAGTGTCCCTTACTTCGCACAAAATGCTCTCGCGAGCCTGTTCGTAACCTGATTATTTTGTTCTCAATGACAGTCTGATCGGTTTGTAAGCCAATTACCTGTCTTCGTTGAAAATTGAGTTCAAAAGTAACTGTTCGGACACTGGTCCTGATTGCGGTTTATCAAAATTTCAATAAAATTTTAATA